ACTTTTTTCACTAGTGACACGAGTCATCGTAAATGTAGTCGGTTCCTTGTCCTCAGTTCCGTAAACTTCCATCCATTTATCCTTTGGGCAACGAATGTTTGCAATTTTTGCCTTGGCTGGCATAAAACAACCACACGCCTTACATATTTTTAATGTTTGGGCATATTCTTCACAAGATCGACAGGTCGACAATCTTTGTTGATACACATGCCCAGAGGTAAATATCTTACTCATCAACCGACTCTATATTTTTTTCTGATATGTTCATCAAACTTCGGATCGCTAAAAATGGTATCCCAAAACTCATCATTGTGAGTCTCTTTCTCCCGAAACTTTTTATCCATAACCTCACCAGTTTCTATATCGACTCGTTGCAACCAGCCACCAGATCTTAATAATACACCATAATCAAGGGCCATGTCAATAAGCCCGCTGAATTTATCTACACCCTTGTCCCAAGAAACTGAAATTGGAATCTTTGACTTTTCTTTTACAAAGCGAGATTTTTCAACATTAATAACAAAATGGTATCCTTGAATTTCCGCACCGACTTTATCCTGTTGGCGTCCCACAATCCAAATGGTATCGGCACTATAATACATACCAGTTCCACCAGAAACCACTTTTGTTGGATACAACCCCTGAGAGTCGTATGTGTGGTTAATAGCAACCATAGGAATGTCCTTCATCGTTAGATGGGGTGTAATCATACGAAACAACGACTTAAACTGCTTAGCGCGTGTCATGTCCGCTGCGCTACTACCCTTTTCTGCATCTTCAACCTCTTTCTTAGATGCAAGATTTCCAACAGAGTCGACCATAACAAAAACTTTATCTTCTGGCTCCAATTCGTTTAATTGTGAAACCATATCAAATTTAAGTTCTTCCAAATTTGTCACTGGAATATGCACAATTCGTGTTGTGTCGATTTTAAAAATATCAAAATATCCTTGCGGCGTACCAAACTCAGAATCGTAGAAAAGAACTAAACCTTCAGGATTCTTATCCATAAACGCCTTCATCATAATCAGGCCGAACGCCGTCTTAAAATGTTTCGAGGGTCCAGCGATCATCGTCAATCCTGATGTATATCCACCATTTAAAGAACCAGAAAATGCAACATTCATTGCCGGAATATTTGTCGGGGTACTATCCTTTTCATGTAGAAATTTCGACTCCGATAGAATACTAACCCTACCATCTTTGAAAGAAGAATTCTTTCTCAGTTTTGCCATCAAACCTTTACTCATATTTTTTTCCTTTTCATTTTTCGATTTCTTTCATTATAACATAAATTGGTGGTGGTTGTCAAGGAAGTCTGCCAAAAAATCTTACTGGCGTTCCTGTTGATTTTTTGGCATTGAAAAGATACCAACAACAATTATCTTTGCCAACACTTTTGCTACCTTCAATCCACTTTACTCGGCCGACACTCACCACTTTTTCCAACCATTTTTGATATTGGGCAGATTGTTTTGTGTGCAACCAATCGGCATCAAACAATAACCATGTTGGCATTTGGGTTGCCAAATTCTCAATCATTGGATGCAATATTTTTCTATTCCAAGGCGGATTCGTAATACATATATCACAACCCACAATTTGATCTGTTAATGCATTTCCGACACCAACAGAAGGACATAATGGTTCTATATCAGTCATCCAATACCCCTTTAAATCGGTCAGCTGCTCTATGTGTCTAACCAATCTACCATCTCCCGCACATGGTTCTGCGAACAGGCCATAGTAAGGCAAATGAAATACAAGAGGTAATACGGCCTCAATTGGTGTTGGATAGAAATCTCTTTCTACTCTTTCAAAATCGCTACGTTTTCCCATCATGTTCTCCTAGAAAAAGTCATCCATCGTGATAACTTTTTCAAGTTGCCAACCGATAGTATCAGTTATAGTTTTGATTGGGTCAAGAAAGGCCTTTTCAAATTGTTTATTGTGATCGATAAATCTATGCAAATCAAATTCTTCTGGTAAAACTGAACTTATGGCAATCGTATTATTACCTAAAGGATTCGGTTCTTTAAGATATACAAATTTAATCTTTTCGCCCTCTTGTATAACTGGATATGTCATACCTAAATTATGTTTTTCAACTAATATATTGTAGTGAATGACTCCTTTAACGTGTATGGGCGTACCTTTCTTGAATATATGCACAGCATCTTTGTATTTTTTCAAACCATTGACTGAGCGCGGGAATGCAATCATATCAACATCCATTTTCTTAAATTCTTCGCGAAAGTTTTCAACATAGGCGATCAACTCATCATTATCACCTTTCATAATAACCTTAAACGATTGTTTCAATCTGTCACGACATGCCGCAGGAGTGGATGATCTTACCGCCTCAATACCCATGATTTTCAATTCGGGTGTCTTATATCGCACCCCTTCATTATCATGCACATTCAAAATGTACCGTTTTTTTGCAGTCCACAGTCCTTTTGACGCAATAACTTCTCGCGCCATAACCATTTTCTGTTCGTATGAGTTCATATACGAAGCAAGATCTTCGTAAGACTTATTGATAAACGGTTCAAGTTTATCTTGAGCCACACGATCCAGAAAAGATACCACTTTGTCTGTAGGGATATTTCCCGCAAGATAATCTTCCTCTCCAAAGACTTTCGAAACCAAGTCGCTAAAAACAACGTATATTGAGTCCGTATCTGAAGCAATGACATATTCCTTATCCTCCGTATTTTTTAGAGTTCTATTCATGTATTCATTTACTCTTTTCTCGATCCAGCGAATACTTAACTGGCCCGACAGAGTGATCGATTCTGCCTGTCTAATGTCAAAATATCTAAAATACTGATTACCTAACGCACCATAAGCAGAGTTCAACAAAATCTTTGCAGCCATCTGTTTATTATTTAACTGTGCAATTCTTTTGTTTAGATGAACTGGGTCACCACCATCAATCAACTCTTGTTTACATTTTAACATCTCTTTCTTTGAGATAACACGCTCATCATACATTCCCTGCATCAACTTAGGTAAAAATCCACGTTTTTTATTGTCATATAACACACCATTTGGTGTCAGAGAATATCCAAAATTTTGACAGGCCTCAGTATCCGTTTTCTTTTCCAGAAGATCATCGACACTGGTATCAACTCTATCAGTTTCTATCAATGTCTCTGGACTGATATTGTACTGCATAATCAAATGTGGATAAAGACTGTTCAAGTCAAAAGACAATACCCAATCGTGAATTCCGACATGCGGTTCTTTAACATAACCACCGGCATATGCCTCAGTTTTTTGGTTGAAAGTTTTTGGAGGTACGACGATATCATCTTTTTTCAAGAGATTAAATGCAATCGAATCCCATGTTCTAATAGGTGACATAACCTCGTCATAATTAACTCGGGCCTGATAGGCGATAGTGATTAACAATTCTATCAATTTTAACTTATCATCCAGTTTGTCAACTAATTCGACATCAATAATATTATAGTCGATATATTTTTGATAATCTTGTTTATAGAACAAATGCATTGCAGAAAATTCCGAATGGTCGAGTTTTCTCTTGCCCAATTCGACTTGGGCAATATGATCGAGACGGTAACTTTCTTGAGTGACATATGTAAATTTTTTATACAGGTCGAGATAATCTGCAATAACTAGGCCGGATAATTGCACCTGTTCTACGAGCATACCTCTTAAATTTTTTTGCACCTTTTTGACTGAACGAAAAGGTGATAGGCGTTTCATCTGTTCTTCGCCTAGTAGTTTTTCAATTCTGTTTACAAGATACAACATATCGAATGAATTAACATTCCAACCTGTGACAATATCAATGTCTGCGGCTTCCCAAAGATTTAAGAAAGAACGTAATAATTCCATCTCACTTGTACATTTGTAATATTTAATCTCTAGATGTTCTAGTGCGGGATTTTTGTTTTCCCAATCTCCAAGGCCCAACACAGTATAAAGGGCTCCAGTTTTCAGAGTGATTGCATTGACACGCTCGATTGCCTCACTTGGTTGTGGAAATCCTTTTTCACATTCAACCTCAATATCAATGTTTGCAACATTTATCAAATCCAGATCATATTCCATATCAT